CCATGTCGGTGATCTGCAGATTCATGCTCTTGTCTGCGCCGTCCTGGTTCTCGTACTGCGAGATGCTGCAAACCTCGACGAGCGCGGTGAGTTGCATCACCGTGCCGACGGGCGGCAGTTCGGTGATGCCGAGCTTCGCGAGAATGTCGTCGTCCAGGCAGATCGACAGGCCGTACGGGTATTGCGGCAGGTCTTCGGCCGCGGCGCCGAGCATCGTGTCGGCCTTGGCTTCCGCAGCCGTGAGCTTCATTGAGATCATTGCGGTGCCCCTGAATAGCCCGTGAGGTTCGACATGACGTCAGAGAGCGCATTGCTTGCGCCGCCCTGCGTCGGTGCCTGCGCGGCCGTCTTCGCCGTCTCGGCGGCCTGCTGCATAGCCTGCTGTTGCGCAGCCTGTTGCGCGGCCTTGGCGCGCGCTGCACGTTGCTGGTCGCGCTGGTCGGGGTCGACATCGAGATCGGGATCGGTGCCCAGCGCATCGGTGTATTGCTGATACCAGCCGTCGGGGTCGAAGTTGTCGAGCACGGTCGGCGATTGCTCAGCCTGCAATTGCATTTGCGCTACGCCATTAAGCGCCACGGTCAGCTTGTCGATTGCGTTCGTGCCAATTTGCTTCTGCGCCTGCGCGAGGATCGAGACGAACTCAACCTGCAGCGGCACGCCGGCGAGTTCGGGCGGCGGCGGCGGCAGCAGGCCGGCTTCGACGATGATGTCGAACGCCGCGTCGACGAGTGGCTTGAGCAGTTCATCGTGCAGACGCTCGATCACGGGGCCGAGCATCAGCATCTTCTCTTCGTGCAGCTCCGCGACCTCGGTCGCCGTCATGTTCGCGTTGGTGTTGTTCGCGAGCATGAGGAACAGGTCTTCGTAGAACGCGCTGCGGATACGCTCGCGCACGTCCTGAATGTCCTGCAGCAGATAGTCGAGCCGCAGGTTAACTTCGAAGACCGAACGAATACCGCCACTCGGCGATGACGAGTCCGCGTAAGAGATGCCGCCCGGCAGCGTGTCGATGTCGTGGTTCTTCAGCGACGTCGGCACCTGAATCGGGGGCTTCGTCATGTAGTCGATCGCCTGGCCCTTGCGCAACTGCTCGTGCTGCAACTGGCGGATGTCGCCGAGCGCGTCCATCGCCGGCCCGTTGCCGTAGATGTCGCCGCCATACGTCGACCAGCGCGGCGCGACTACGCGGAACTTCTTGAAGCCGCCTACGGACAGCAGCGCGTTATCGCCGCCTGTCGTGCCCTGATTCGACGTCTGCTGCGAGTCCGACGAGCCGCCCACTTCGAGATAGGTCGACGTCCACGCCATGTTGCGCGCGTCGCTTTTGCTGGGGTCGCGGTCTTCGTTCGGCTCGATGCAGTGGATCACCGTGCGCCATACGTCGAGGTTGCCCGAGTCGTACATGCGCTTCGTGTTGTCGCTCACGTTCGCATAGCCGAACTGCTTGACGAGTTGCGCAACGGTCTTCTGGAATTCGCGATAGAGCGTATCGACTTCGCCGCGGTCACTGGTCGATATGCAGTATTCGCCCGCCGTCAGCGGGTACATGCGGATCACGTCCTGGAAATCCGTCATGATGATCGCGACACTCGTGCCGAACGCACCGATTTCCTCGTACATCGAGTGCAGCGAGCGGTACACGTTCGAGCGGTTGAAGATGTCGAGAATGAGCTTCGTGACTTCGGCGCACCACGTCTTGACGGGCTTTTTCTGATTCAGGTCGTGGTATGGCGTCTTGAGCGCGATCCACGGGCGGGCGGGCGACGTAGCGCCAGCCATGAGCCCGGCGCCCAGCACGCGCAGTGATTTGGTTGCCGTGCTGTCGAAGATGTTCTGATTGCGCCGGTTGCCGCGGTTGCGGTCTTCGACGAAGAAGCGGCCCGCGCGCGGCAGCAGGACATTGCTGATGTCTTTGTACTCGCGAATCCACGACGACCGTTCGTTCTTCAGCGCGTACCAGCGCTGCAGGATCAGTTCCTTGCGCGTCTTCACCGGCTTCGCGTTGCCGCCTGACAAGCTGGGCTTGTCTGCGTTCGCGTCCGGTGCGGCACTCTGGTCGTTCGTGAGAAGCGTAGCCATCAGCTACCCAGCAGCGTATTCGAGCCGAGGCCAGCGCCACCGAGATTCAGCGCCGAGCTTGCAACGCCGCCCGAGCCGGTCAGCAACGTGGACGATGGGCCACTGTTCACGCCGGCCGCAGCGGGTGTGCCGCCAGGATTGAGCGTGGACGTATCGGCTGCGGTGGCTTTCTGCGCGGTGCCTGCTGCGGCGCGTGCCTTGTCCGCTTCGCCGCGCTGGTTCGCCGCCTGCTGGTTCGCCTGCACGTGTGCGGCAACGGCCGAACCGGCAGCCACGGCCGCGGTCACGCCGGCGGTAATCAGGGCAAGTGAACTCATGATGTTTCCTTCGTAATCGTTACGTTGCCTGGGGCTCTCGCCAGCAGTCCCGTCTCGTCGGTCATGTCGGCTTCTGCTTCTTCGACCGATTGCGCATCGCTCGGCAGGATCATCGTCATGTGCGTTTCCGCATGCGTTCTGAACAACGCCTTGCGCCCGCGAAGACCGGGCAGCACGTGAAAGCCCGTGAGCCGCACTGCTTCGGTTCCGGTGAACATCGTCACGTCGCCGTGGAGCACCAGCACAGTCGCGCGGCGCAGCACCGTGCCTGATGCGACTACGCCCGCCGGCAGATGCGCGGTGCGGCCATACATGCCGCCGTGAATCAGGTGATCGATCGTTACTTCGACCTGCGGCAGTTCGCGCAGACCCGCATCGATATCGCGCAACGCGTCGAGCGTCGTCCGGTCAGGGGCCACGAGCGAGAGCGCGCGTTCGGTGATGTCGTTCACGCGAACCCCTTGAAGTACAGGCGATTCGTTGCGTGGTAGCCGATGCGCGGGAGAATCACGTCGAGCCGGCTTTCTGCCGGCGCGCTGATCATCAGGCCGACTGCGCCACGTGCCTGTGCTATGCGCTCGGCTTCCTCGCGGATACGCGTGCCCGCGCCACCCTTGCGAGCGTGCCCGGCCACGAAGAACGAGATCAGGCACCCGACCCGCTGCGAGTAATGCGGCAGCACCGATACGGTCACCACGCCGAAGCCCACGAGTTCATCACCGCACCATGCGCCAATGCAGCACGCCACGCGCGCGGCTTCCATCGCCCGATACGCGGCTGCGTCAACATTGGCTGCGCCGAGCCCCGGTATGCGCCCTGACTCCGCGGCGTATTCCGCGCACAGTGCGTCGAAGCTCACCGCGCTGGCGAGTTCGTCGAACGTGCATTGGCGGATAGCTGCGTGCATGGGGCTTTACGCGTAGGGGTTGTGCTCGCCACGGTTGCGGGGCATCGAATATGCGTACGGATCGTATTCGGCGTGACGATCGGTATGTGAACGCTGCAGGTCGGCAACCTTGGGCGTGTCGATCAGCGCGAGCACGTAAGCCGATGCCCAATCGGGTGAGCGCTTGATGCGCTTCTCGATGTCCTCGCGCGATTCGACCTGCACGGTCTTGCCCTGCACGCGCCACTTGGGTGCGCACAGATCCGCGGCGAGGCGCTTGTCTGGCGGCAGTGCGATGCCGTTGTTCGCGGTTGGGTCGAGCGCCTCGCGCATGCGCCACCACAGTTCGGTGCGCAGGTTGAAAAACCGAAGGCGCCCCGACTTGTCCACGCCGCGCGCGGCTTCCGACACGTTGATGCCGTAGACCTGCACGTTCATCTGGTTCAGGAAGTCGTACGGGCTTGAGCCCACACCGATCACATCGACGTGGATCGGCGCGTTGTCGCGCAGCACGGCGATCACGTTGCCGGCCACGGTTGGGCCATCGGGTGTTGCGGTGCCCGGCTTGACAATCGCTTCGTCGAACCACCAGCCGTGGCGCCGCGCGATGATCGTGTTGTCGCGCCCGCCGCGCGCCACGTCCACACCGATCGAATCCATCGGCGGCTTGGCGGGCTTCTCGGTCCACCGCGCCATTGCGATGTCGACCCATTCGGTCGGGATCAACTGCATTGCGTCGTCTTCCATGCCTGCCTCGAACGAGCCGTAGAGCATCTGCGAGCGCAACGGCTCGGGCAGTGCCTGCAACTGCGACACGTAGTTCGTGCCCACCAGGTGCGGGTTATCGGTCACGCGCGACGGGATGAACGTGCGCGAGCGCGGGATCACGAGTTCGCCGCCGTGCTCGAACGGCGTGCGGTCTGCGACTTCCATGTCGTGCCCGTCGACTGTGGCGAACCAGCGCAACTCGCCAGGTGCTGCGCGCTTGCCGGGGTACTTGCGATCGAGCCACGGCGCGAAGAACTCGATCAGCCAGCGGCCTTCAGCGGATGACGGCGGATTGAACGTGAGCAGCGTCTGGCACTTCTGCTTCGGGTCTGTGGTGCGGTTCCACGCCATGAGGAAGCGGATCTGGAACTCGGGGATCTCGGCGGCTTCGTCGTAGATGATCAGGTCGTGCGGGCGGCCGCGGTACTTCTGCTCGTCGCCCATGTTCGGCACAGAGCCGAATTCGACCTGCACGCTGGGCAGGCGCCAGATCGCATCCTTGCTCGACCATCCATCGCGGTTGCCGAGCAGCTCGCTCATGCGGTCGACCATGCCCACGTGCTCGGTGCCGTTCTTCCGCACGACAATGCACTTCTGGTGCTGCGTGAGCGCCTTGCCAATCGCGAGGTCGGTCTTGCCGCCGCCTGCCGCGCCACCGAAGCCTATGACGTCGGCGTTTGACTCGTATGCGAGCGTTTGTGGGCCGCGTAGCGGGCTCCACAGGGGTGGCGTATAGGTAGACAGCAGCATGTCGACTTCGGCCCGTTCCTCGGCCGTCATATACGGCCGCAGAGCCTCAAGCTCGGCGGCGTTCATAGCAGGTCGGCGCCGTCTTCCTGATCCGCTTTGCGCTTCGCTGCCTGCTCGGCGATCGAGGCGAGCTTTGCCGCCCGTTCTTCGGGCGTCATGCTCAGGGGTTGGCCTGCTGACGTGAGGTCAAGACGATCGCTGTACCGTGGTGACCATTTGGCGAGCAGCTTAAGGCGCGTCTCGATCTGCAGTTTGCGATGCCCGAGCATGTCCTCGCGCACGACTTTCTTACCCTGTTCGCTGTCTTCGGTGCGCTCGCCCATCTGCGTGGTGTTGGCGATTTCGAGCGCTTCTTCGGCGATCACATCGAATCCGCAATCCCGCGCATGCGCGAAGCGTGACGCGAATTCTGGATACACTTCGCGCCACCGGTAGACCGAGCGGTAGCTCGGCATGTGCGGCGTGTTGCGGCAGATCTCGCGCAGCGTCTCGCCATTCGCGATGCGCTCGCAAATCTCGTCAGCCAGTTCGGGGGTGTAGGTGCTTTCCTGTGCCATGCGCGAATCGTCGCGCGCGCTCAATCGCGTATGTGAACGCTCAGGAACTCTTGAACCGCACTGCGGTAGTCGCCCGGCGTTCATACCGGCAGATGTAGCAGACCAGCGTTTTGCTGATCTCGAACTTCAGTGCGATCACGCGATACGAAAGTCCGTCCTCGTGCAACCGGCGGATCATCTCGACGGCCGCATCCGTCAGCTTGGCGCGCTGGTGATCCTGACCAACACGCAAACCGCGATCATTTAATCCCACTATCCGCTTTGCCATTTGGGCACCCCTGAACGCGCAATTTTTTTCAAGACCAAGCAAGACCAACTTCCACCCCACTTTCTAAAACTCCTATATTTGCCCTATACATCACACACAGTATTGATATAGAAAGTTGGTCTTGCTGGGCTAGGTGGTCAAAAGCCTTTACCGACAGTAGGTTTAACCGAGACCGACTCAGAATAACGTTGGCCTTGTCGGTACAACTCAGCCCGCGCCCACACACGAATCTGCTTACCGTTCACGTACTGGCGAACCCTCACGTAGTCCAATGTTTGCAAAACTTTCCCAATTCGCTGTTCTTCGCGCTTTCCGATCGATTTAGCGTCGAGGCGCAGCGCCCCGATAAGAACCTCGTGAACCTGCAAGAAATCGCGCGTTCCCGGTAACTGCTCGTCGTCACCGAATTCGTCGGGCTGGTTGAGCCACGCTTCGACGATCGGCGTCCACACATCAGAGATCTTGTGCTCGGCGTGGACACCCTCGGCCAGCTTCTCGGCGTCGTGCCAGTCGATGCCCGCAAGCTCGAATGCGTCGCGCGCCTCGGCCCACAATTGCAGGCAGTCACGCGTGATACCGGCGACGTCACAGCGCCCGACGCGCACCGGCAACCAGCGCCGCTCACCCGTCTCGTCGCCGAGGAATTCGTCCTGATTGGTGGTGCCGATGAACAGGAAGCGCCGGGCGAACAGCGTGTTGAACTCCTTGTAAAGCACCCGCCATTCTTCGTGCGTGCGGCTGATAAACGCCTTGATCGACTCGGCGTCGCGCGAGTGCAGGCCGCGCAATTCGCCAAGCTCAAGCACGAGCCGCCCGCGCATGCGCCGCGAGGCTTCCGCGTCGCGCTCGGCCAGGTTCAGTTCAGAATAGAAGTCAATGGCCGGCGCAATGGCCTTGACCGAACGTGTCTTGCCCGCACCCTGGCCACCAATCAGCACGGGCGCCATCGGGGCTTCGCAGCCCGGCGCGAGGATGCGCCCGGCGAGTGCCGTCCACATGTAGCGCGACACGGCGCGCGTGTACGGCGTATCGGCCACGCCCATGTACCGGTGCAGGAACATCTCGATACGCATTTCGCCGTCGTGCGTGAGCGTGCCGAGCCATTCGATAGCCGAGTCGAAGCGGTTCTCGTCAGCGACGAGCCACACCGCATCGCGCAGCATCTCTTTGGTGAGCTTCTTGAAGTCGCGCTGCTCAAGCCTGATCTGCAGGCGCGTATAGTCGGCGTCGGCAAAGCTGCGCCAGTCCGACGTGCCGCGCGCGGCCAGCATGATCTCGGCGCGGAACTCGTCGAAGCGGATATGCGCGCCGGCTTCGAACGGGTCGGCGAGCCCCTTGACCACGTTCTCGATAATGGCAAGGATCTCGCCATTGTCGTTGCGCCTGTAGCCAGGGCGTGAGCGCTGCGGCGCCTCGCCGGGCGCGGCCGCGATGACTTCGAAGTCGTCTTCGATTGGCTCCTGCCACCCGTGTTCGCGTGCGAGCTTGAGAATCGTGCGCCCGGTGATCGCGCCGCGCTCGCCGTCGTGCGACTGCTTGATATGCGGCCACACACGACCGTCAAGGAAGTCGGGCGCGTACTTGCTCGACCGCGCCGAGAACTCGTGCGCAAGCGCGAGCCCGTCAGGCGAGCCGCCCGTCGCGTGGTGCAGTGCGAACATCACGTTGCGCCACTCGTCGTAATCGAGTTCCTGGTCCCCGCTGTTCGGGATCATGTCGAGCGCGCTGCGCAACTGGTCAAGCTCGACCGGCATCTCGCCCACGACAGGCGCGACGGGCTGCTCGCGCTCGACGACGGGCACCGGATTCGATATCGGCCACGGCATCTCTGCGGCGTACTCTTTCGGCATGTCGTCCATCTCGAACGTGTCGAGCGGCACCGATGCGCCGGCGAGCGGCAGCACGAACATGTTGCCGAAGCCGTCGGCTGGCACACTGTTCTGTTTCGGGAACACTTCGACTTCACCGCGCGACACACCAGCCACACCCGAGCGCAAGCCGCAGATCTCAAGCACGGCGCGCAGACCGTAGCGCACGCTGTACGCGTCCTGCGGCGAGTCCCACAGGAAATAGATGTGCATGCCGCGGCCGCCCGACGAGCGGAACGGAATAGGGGAGAAGCCCATTCCTTCGCACGCCGACATGATGCGCAAGCCGGTTTCCTGCATCTCCGACCACGGGGTTTCACCACCGTGTGAGTCGAGATCGAGACACGCAATCTTTGTAGTGGACGCGCCCGGCTCGATCTGCGCGGCACCGTAAGCCGGACCGCCGTTCACGTGGTGCACGAGCTTGTCGTCGGTCAGCGCGCGGCGTGTGTGCGACATCTTGCCGTCGCGCTTCACCCAGCAATGTGACGTGACGACGCGCGATACGATCGGCGCGAGCGCGGCGACCAGGATTTCGTTATTCATAGGAGATCGCTACCGTCAGAGCAGGTCGTATTCGTCGAGCGCTTCGCTCGCGGCTTCGATGAAGGCTTTCGCGGCTTGCGCGTTGATCGCATTGCCGTAGGCGCGCAGTCGTCCCACTCGCGCGGGAGCCCCATGAGCCAGCGGGAATGTGCCGGGTTCAACTGGCCGCCACTTTCCATCCCGGCAGAGGAGCCAATCAGCATCTCGCCAGAAGCCGTTAGTCGGGCCTGCTGTGGCGGGTAGAGCGTCATCAGCTGCGCCAGCGTCAACCCGAAGCCGTTCCCGTTGCCGGTCGATTCCTTGCAGCGGGCTCGACGTGCCGCCAGTGCTTCCGCATCCGTGTGCGCAAATTCGTTCGCGCTCGGTGTTGGCCAACTCGCAAGTTGAACCATGTCCTCCAGACGACTCCGGTCGGCTCGGGCCTCGTTTCCGTATCCCCACGGGTTCCCGCCGACCCGCGGCGTGCCCCAACTCGCCAGCCACGCCACGCGCCCGAGCAATGCATTCAGGGGTACGTTCGCGCACTCGCTGCCGTCTTTGTGATCGCGCGTCGTTGGCGTGGGCCACGAAGAAAGTGCGGTCTCGGATGTGCGGCGCACCGATGCCCGCAGACGGGAACGGCACACACCCATAGGCGTAGTCCAGTTTTTCCACGTCAGGTTGAACAAGGTCGATCCAAGGGTCGACGTCCTTGCTCGCAACCTGTTCTCCAAAGATGATTGAAGGGCGGCACTGGCTGATGAGGTGGTGCCATGCCGGCCAGAGGTGCCGCTCGTCAGCAAACCCAGCTCCTTTGCCTGCCTGGCTGAAAGGCTGACAAGGGCAGCTTCCTGTCCAGACTGGTTCGTCGTCGGGCCAGCCAGCGAGTCGCAAAGCGTAGGACCAGACTCCAATCCCGGCGAAGAAATGGCATTGTGTGTACGGCTTAAGATCGTCAGGTCGTACATCCTCGATGCTCCGTTCGTCGACGTCGCCCGGCGCGATGTGGCCGGCAGCGATCAGATTGCGCAGCCACTGCGCGGCGTAAGGGTCGATCTCGTTGTAGTAAGCGGTCATCGAACGCCCCGATTTAAGTGTTTTCTTCAGACAAAATGACCCCACGCCGTGTAGGGGTATTTCCCTACACGGTTCTTTTTCGGCTAATGTTCGGTGCGTGTTAGGCTTAACCTGACATTAGGGACGGAAGACCGTCAGTGGGATTGGGATAGAGCGCGGGCGCAAGCATGTGCGGCGTGTACTCCCAATCGGTGAGTTCCGCGAGCGCAAGCGCGCGGCCACCGAGGCCGCACCCCCGGCCTTCTCGATTGCTTCCTTGATAATCGTCACGTGCGGTTCCTTCTAGGATGTTAGGCATTTCCGGACATCATAGTGAGGCAACGCCGTACAGTCAAACTATTTGTAATGGAGTTTTTGATGGCCCTCGGCGCCCGAATTCGCGCAAAGCGCAAGGCAAAAGGCATGACGCTTCAGCAGCTCGGCGACGTGTTCGGGATTTCCCGGTCTTCAGTCTCCGAATGGGAATCGGACCGCTCGCGCCCGTCGAACGACAAGCTGATGCGCCTAGCCGAGGTGCTCAGCACTTCAGTAAATGAACTTCTGGCCGATGACGGCAATAGCGGCCAGAAGTTACCGCTAATCGAAGCATCGAAAAGAAGCGCATCGGATACCCTAATTGCTCCTGACATGGCCGCGACTGAGCGGCCGGCCGGTAGGTTGCCGGTCATTTCATGGGTCCAGGCCGGCGATTGGGGTAATCTAGTGAGTAACCTGAGAGAACTGAGCGCTGTTGAGTGGGCGCTGTGCCCGTTTGATGGCGACTTCATTCTGCCGGTTGTGGGTGAGAGCAATTTCAACCCGGGCGGCGAACGCTCATATAAGGAAGGCGAACGCCTTTCGGTAAGCACGAGCATGGAGCCGCGGCACCGGAGCATGGTGGTCGTGAAGCGCAAGGGCGACACGTCGGCAATGTGCCGCCAGCTGCTGATCGAGAACGACGGCGTGCTGATGCTGCAGGCATTGAACCCGGCGTGGCCGGAACGTTACACAAAGGTAGACCGGGACACCGAGATCATCGGCGTCGTCACTGGCAAATGGGAGTCACAACTATGATGGACTTTCTCTTTTACTGCGTGCGCTACATCGTGGAAGCCGGCGTCGGCCTGCTCGCGCTGATCGGATTTTCCGCGATCATGGTCGGCCTGGACGAACGCCGCAAGCGCCCGCGCTACTGATCTAAACCCCAGCTTCTGACCGATACCCGCCGAGCGCGGGTATTTTTTCGTCTTTTATGTACGGTAACGCTTGACATGCGTCCGGCGTCGCCCTACATTACGTGTACGGCGTTACCGTACAACGCCTGACAGGAGCAACGGTCATGAGTCAGCTTGCAGAAAACCTCTTCGAGTTGCGGCGCCTGCAGGGCAAAGGCGGCGGCGCACTGACCGAACACCTGTTACGCGAAGTTGCCGCGGATCTGATCAGCGAAGGCGTTGCCGCTGATGTCGTGGCGATCAAGTGATGAACGGAATTTACACCCTGATTGCGCTGGTCGTCGTGCTGTGGACCGCGCTCGCACCTTTCTTTAATTAGGAGCTTTTTCATGAGCATCGAACAGGCAATTGCGGACAACACGGCCGCGCTGAAAGAACTCACCGCCGCGCTGCTCGCTGCTGGCGCACTGCAAACCGCGCAGGCCAGCGCCGAAGCGCACTCGTCGCCGGCAGTGCAAGCTGTCGTCAAGGCACAGAAGGAAGCCAACGCAAAAAAGCCGAAGGCGGAAACCACGACGCCGGCTGCGGATGCCCCGGTTGCATCTGGCGAACAGTCTGCACCGACTGGCGAATCATCTTCGAGCGAGCCGACCGAACTGCAGCCGTGGGCTGAGAAGACCGCCAAGCTGTACGGCGATCTGAAAGACGGCGAACCGACGCTCGACAACCTGCGCAAGGCCGTGCTCGGTATCAACGGCATGATCGGCCGCGAACAGGCTGAAGCCGTTCTGCAACGCTTCGGCGCGCAGGCGATCACCCCGAAAGACAACAAGAAGGGGCTCGACGCTGCGCAATACCCCGACGCGTTCGCGATGTGCCTCGACGTGCTGTCGGGCCGTGTCGACGCAACCGCTTCGATGGTTTCGGAGTAAGCGGTCATGCCTCGCGATACGCCCACTATCTATATCGACGACGCCACATCATTGACGTGCATCGCTGAAAGCCTGGTAAAAGCCGCCAGCCATTCGAAGGGCGCACAGGCTATCACGCTTCTGGTGTGCGCAAACATGTTGCTTGACATCCGCAAGCGCCAGATCGAAGAAGCCACGTGCCTCGCGTCGCCGGAACTCAAGTCATCAGGACCGCAACCTGGGGACGCGCTATGAACGCCCCAATCGAAGAACGCGCCCACGCGCTGTTCTCGCCTTCATCCGCCTACACGTGGATTGCCTGTAAGGCGTCCACCGCTGCGCAGCTCGGTCAGCCCGACGACAGCAGCGAGTACGCCGACGACGGCACCGCCTCGCACGAGCTTGCGAAGTGGTGTCTCGACGCCGGCAACGATGCAGCCGCCTACATGGGCCGCGTTATCAAGGTAGGCGAGCGCGAGTTCGAAGTCGACGAAGAACGCGCCGAGTACGTGCAGATGTATGTCGACAGCATTCGCGAGCGCATCGAAGCGTACAAGCTCACCGGCGCGCGGGTCGAGATGTTCGTCGAGCAGCGCCTGTCGATCGAGCACATCACCGGCGAGCGCGGCGCGAAGGGCACCAGCGACTGCGTGCTGATCGCGGTGTGGGAAGACGGGCGCGCCGAGATTTGCGTAATCGACCTGAAGTACGGCCGCGGCGTTGAAGTCTCGGCGGTCGAGAACTATCAGGGAATGATCTACGCCGAAGCCGCACGCAACGAGCACGCCGACTTCTACGACTTCACGAACGTACGGATCGTGATCCACCAGCCCCGCGTCAGTGAGAAACCCAGCGAATGGGAGATCACGCCGGCCGCGCTTCAGGAATGGATCGCGCAGACCGCGAAGCCCGCAGCCGAGCAGGGAATGCTCTACGTCGAATCGGTCGACTTCGTGCCGCTCACGCTTGGTGACTTCGTGCCCGGTGAGAAGCAGTGCAAGTTCTGCAAGGCGAAGGCCGTATGCCCGGCACTGGCGAAGCACGTCGAAGACACGATCGGCGCTGACTTCGAAGATGTCGCCGAAGCAGCGTACAACCCGGTCAACATCCCGAATCCGTTGACGGCCGAACTGCTGGACAACGGTCGTTTGGGTCTGATTTACGAATCGCTCGACCTGATCGATTCGTGGGCCAAGGCAGTGCGTGGGCGCATCGAGTACGAGCTGCTGAACGGCAACGCGGTGCCCGGCGTGAAGCTCGTGCAGGGTCGTCGCGGTGCGCGGCAGTGGTCGAGTGCAGAGGAAGCCGAAGCGCTGCTGAAGTCGATGCGCCTGAAGCAGGAGCAGATGTACAACTTCAAGGTTATCAGCCCGACCCAGGCCGAGAAGCTGCTCAAGGCCGAATCGCCGCGCAGATGGAAGAAAGCAGAGTCGTTGATCACGCAACGCGACGGCTCGCCGTCGGTGGCGCCCGAGTCCGACAAGCGCCCGGCGCTGGTGATCGCACCGGTTGCCGATGACTTCGAAGCGGTGACGGAAGACGGGGGTGACCTCCTATGAAAGCCTACGCCATCCGAAAGAGAGGTACGAATCTGTACCTGCCCCGTGCGAAGAACGGGCATTCGTACGTCGAGCCAGAAGTTAACGGTGGTGCGCTCGGGCCGCGTTTAGTCGTGTCCCGCCGAGCCGCAGTATCGATTCTGTCGCAATGGCTGCGCGGGCATCATGCGCCGCACTACGAGACGGAAAGCGAAGGCTGGGAGCACCCGTCTTATACGGTCTGTGTAGGTACTGAGGTTGAGCATCAACCACACCGTAAAGCCGAAGAGATGGAGATCGTTGAATTCGATCTCGTGGAGTGCGCGCTATGACCCGCCTCGACATCATCCAGGCAATCATGGCCGGCGCCGGAATCAGCCAGTTGGCGGCGATCAAGGTGCTTAACGAGCACGACGAGTCGGTGCGCGCGCAGGCGCTTGCGAACACCGCACGCCGTGACGAGTTCGCCCGCGCAGCGCTGCAGGGAATGCTCTGCTGCGGGAAGCTCGTCGCCCCTGAAGAACTCGCACGCCGCGCCCTGAAACAAGCGGATCTGCTCATGGTGGAGATCGACAAATGACAACCAACCCCGTTTTCAAGATCCCGCATGGTTTGAGCGCCGTTCTGCCGCCCGACGCGCGCATCGCACTGGCACGGGCGGCGCACGAAGCACGCAGCATCAAGGATCAGTTTGCACGCGAGATGCACATGGAAGCTGCAATCACCCGCG